AGTCCAACAATTTCAAGGCCTCGGATGGATAACGAGTGGCCAGACCGGATTCTGCAAGCTCCTTGACCGGCAAATTATAGGCAGTCGATTTGCGAAGAAGCTGTTGAAGGATCCCTAGTGCCTGCTGGAAGTGAGAGCCGGAGCGGATGCATACTTCGGCAAATGCGGCTGATTCAGTCCCAGAGCGACGGTCGAACGATTTCGGCCACACCTCCGAAATTAGTGGCATGATTCGATTTGTCCAATAGTCTTCCCGCTGGTCACCAGCATCGACAAGCGCCTTGGCCAACATTCTTGCAGATTCTGCTAAGCCCTCGACTGGCAAGGCATTAAATGTGTCTCTGAGCTCGTCATTGGTGAAGTGATCCCGTAACTCTACTGTTGTGATCGCGAGTAGCGATGCGTATTGACTATCGTGCTCCCCAAGGTTTTTGTAGTGACTAGCTGTTGCAAGGAACGATGTCTTGAATGATTCAAGTAGATCGCGCGAAATCCGCGGCGTCCACAAGTACCCCTCCCATACCGAACGGGCCTCCTGTGGATCACTGTTCCAGTTGAAATAAGGTAGTAGACTCTGAACTGTCCATCGCGGATCAACTAGATATAGTGCACTCAAATGCTCTGCCATTATAACCCGACCGTGCGGTAGCTTAATCACTTTTGAATCTGCCATGCGATTAAGTCTGATCTTTAGCGGCTGTGGCAACCCATCATTAGCTTTAGGTCGTGTTCGATACCACCAATTAATGAGCGCTTCGGCAACTTGCCCGAGGGGGTGGTTGATGGCCTTGAATACGGGATCCTCATCGGGAACGAATGCTTCTAAGGATGCGCAATCTATCAATCGATCAATGAGTTTTAGGCAGTTTTCACCCGGCGTCGCAATATAAGAATTGATCACGAACGTCAGCCACCAGCTCAGGGTATGAGCGAGAAGGTGCTCATCGAGGCCACGCTTCGGTACGACCGTGCTGTGCCGGCAGAGGGCCTGAACGACGGTCTCGGAGGGATCAATCTCGGTGTGACGACGATCTAGCCCATCTGGGCCTCGGTTTCCCCGGCCGAGTAAAACCATGTACCAGGAGGATAGAGCAATGGATCAGGAGCAAAGTCCTACCCCGGAGCCCCCGAAGGCCCCACCGACCAGTCCAGCGGCGTCCAGCCGCTTGAAGTTTCCTATCGAGCTACCCTCGGGCGGCTACGTCTATGGAGACAAGCTGCCTGGAGGCAAGTTGGAGATCGGTCCTCTCACCACGCGGGAGGAGATGATAATCGCTGGCTTCCGGGAGTCCGGGAACAGCGACGTGAACATGCTCGTGGACTCGATCCTGAAAAGCTGCATCACGCTGCCGGAGGGGTTCGTCTACGAGGACCTGCTCATCACCGACCGCTTCTTCTTGATAGCCAATGTGAGGGCTATCAGCTTTGGAGAGAAGTACGGCTTCCAGTGGCGCTGCCCTTGCACCAACAAGGCACAGCGGGCCGTGAAGAATCTCCCTGGTGACCTGAAGCTGTTCAAGCTGGAGAACGGATACCATGAGCCGTTCGAGGTCAAGCTGCCGATGTGTGAACGGACAGTCGGCTTGCGCCTGCTCCGGATCAGCGATGAAAGGGCCATTGAACACTATCGTGAACAGATGATTGATCGAGCAAAAGAAGCCCCGATAGGTGATCCGGGATACTTCTTCAAGATGGCTCGCCGGATTGCCACCTTGGACGGACAGGTCCCCGAGATCGACGCCAAGCTGGAGTTCGTGGGGAATCTGCTCTCCGTGGACTCCATCGAGATGCAGAACGAGTACGAGAAGAACGAGTCAGGTTTTGAACTGAAAACCATAGTCCAATGCCGTTTCTGCGGTCAGGAGAGGGAGATCACAATGCCGTTTTCGGCTGAGTTCTTTCGTCCTGAGCGACCTGGACGAGGCCGGGAAACAGCAGTACCTGAGAGGGATACTCCATGACATCGTATACCTGACCTGGAACGAAAACTCCAGCTACAGCTACGCTGATGTCATGGGCATGTCCCGGCTGGAGCGGAAGCTTTTGAACGATACGATTGGTGAGGTCATGCAGGAGCGGAAGAAACAGCAGGAACAGGACGCTAGTAGGTCTCGGGCGCGAGCAAGCTCTGCGGGTCGCAGGAGAGGACGACGATAATGGCCCTTGACGACCAGGCCATGGAATTTCAGATCGGTATGGACATCAAGGACCTCCTCTCTCGGGTGGATGACCTTGAAGGCTCCTTTGAAGACTTCGTCAAGGCCGGCGAGGATGCCGGCGACCAGGCTATAGACACCTCTAAATCCATGGACATGATGGCAGCCTCTGCGGAGAGCGCTGGGATAGCTGTGAAGGCGCTCACCATCTCGGCCGTGGCCTTGGGGGCTTTTGGGATCGGTGCTCTGCTGGATGGGTTCACGTGGCTCATCAAGAAGGGCTTCGAGGCCCAGGATATGTTTCGGGGCCTCGCTGTCCAGACAGGTATGACTATCGAGGAGATGGACGCCTATGGGGACGTGGTATTCGAGTCCACGAAGCGTTATGGTCTGGCCCTGCGTGAAATCAACACGATAGCCACCTTCGTCGCCACCAACTCCCTCCGAGGCCGGAAGAATATCGAGGACTGGTCGGACTCCCTGGCTGCTCTCCAGACGTTCACGAAATCCAATGAGGAGACGACCAGAACCTTTGGTGATCTGGCGATCAACTTATACAGGACCTCTGGCAAGGAGGCCAAGAAGTTCGGATTCGGCCTGGAGGCGGCATTCCATGCCGCCAATATAAGCTTCGATGAGGGCGTAGGAATCCTCAAGTCTTTGGAGGAAGTGACGGCGACGATGCCTGGACGGGAGAAAGAGATGGCCATGCAGATTGCCGTGGCCACCTCAGCCCTTAAAGATCAGGGATTCACCACTGAGGAGAGCATCGGCCTCGTCAACCAACTGTTTGACCGCAACAGCCGACTTGGGGCTCAATTCTTCAAGCTGGCCCGTCATGACCTGCCGGCGGCGGTCGGGAAGTCATTGGAATACGTCCGGTCTCTCGGTCTCACGGAGCAGAATCTGGACCTTGTGGCGGAGCAGCTTGGTCTCAGCCGGGTCGCCACCAACAAGGCTATGACCGCCACGTTTGATGCCACGAAAGCTCAAGGCGCTTTCAACAAGACCATGAATATGTCTATGACCGAGATCATAGAAAACAAAAAGAGTATGCAGAGCCTCGGTGATCTGTGGAGTCAGGTCTGGGGCAAGCTGAAGGGTATCTTCACTGAGTGGGGAAGCCACATTGCCTCGTTTCTCGATAAGCCGGCCCGTGCCTTTTTAATAACCATAGGCGATCTTACAGAGCGCTTCCGTCAGGCCAAGACATGGGGTGAGTTCGTGGGCATTATCAAGGACGAGTGGAAGAAGTTTACTAAATGGTGGAACGAAACCCTCCAGCCTACGGTCGGTGAGAATTGGGACAAGCTCGTTAAATGGATGAAACAAACGGCACTACCGACACTCGAAACGGCATTCGTAGAATGGGTAGTCCCGTTCTCCAGGAGAATCGGGAAGATGCTGTTCGAGGGGATGAAGGAGCAAACTGCCATCGCCGCTGGAAACATAACCGGAGATGTATTGGAGGCGGCTACGTTTGGCCTCTATGAATCTCCGGAGACCTTCCTGAGAAAGCACAAAGCAGCTATGGGCGGGGTAGTCAGGGGAAGGACGCCAAGGACAGCAGGGGGCGTCGTGGGTGGTCCTTTGCCCGCTGCACCTGCTGGAGCCGTAGAGCCGAAGGTCATGGTCTCGAACCAGATAGACAACTCTGATGTGGTGAAGGCGACAGAGGAGAATACCGAAATAAACAAGCAAATCCTAAAGTTCATCAAAGGTGGTGGGGCGCTTATCGCGTCACACCAACCGGCTCCCACTAACTGGAGTCCTAGTCCTCTGATGGCTGGGAACATCTGATGGCCAGTCCTCTTGACCGCCCAGCGCAGCGGCAGTTTTATCTGGTCCTGGACCATTCAACGGTTCTTCCAGGAATCAGAAGGTTTGGTATTGATGACCGTCTGGAGTTCGCAGAGCTTCCAGAGGAGTTGACGATGACGCGCTCTGCCAACTACATCGACATAGACATTGTGGGACGATCGGAGCCCTTGAAGTCCTACGCCAATAGCCCGTCCACGACCTTCGATTTCAGTGTAAAGTTTGTGGCCATAGGTAACACCCTGGCCGCTGCCGTGGGAACCAGTAGCCTGGCTGTTCTGGGCCAGGCGGCTATAGCGTCTGGCTTGGTAGCTGGAGGAGTCAGGGGCGCAGGTAGGGTTTTGGGAGACTCGGTCGTTGACAATTCCTTCCTGAGTGCGGTGTCTGACTCAGGTGCTGGAAAGATCGCAGCCCTGGAGCTTGAGGTTCACCAGAAGATTCGCTGGCTGGAGGCGCTGACCTACGCCCAATATGACAACCAGGGTCGGGCTTTCCCACCTCCAGCTTTCTTCCTGATCTACGGTCTGAACCTTGCGCGCAGGTGCATCATGCGCTCGGTAAGCATAGTCTTCAAGGGACCTTGGGATGTGACCGGGCTACTGTGCCACGTCGCTGAGGTTTCCATAACGGCCGAGGAAGTCAACGCAGTCCCGAAATCCTATACCGATGCGAGAAACGGGATCACACGTACTTCGTCTGGCCCGTTCGACGCTCGGTTTCCTGGGGTCGTAGCAACGGCCGCTGTTGCCACTGTATCGAGGTTCCTTTTCTGATGGGTGAGACCGGATCAGTCGAGCTATCCATCCTCAGTCGATACCGGCGCACGGACGTGCTCCAGGAGGAGGCTGGATCGGACCTTTTCTTTGACGTGTGGAAACCTCCCAGAATCTTGCGGAGGACCGAGCCGACCATCCACGTAGTCACTGAGGAGGAGATCGGCCGTCCGGACCTGATCGCATTCAGGGTCTACGGAGACTCGGATATGTTCTGGGCCATTGCCATCCAGGATGAGAACCAGATATTCAACCCTCTCAGGGACATGGTCGTGGGCCAGAAGCTCACTGTGCCACACAAGGATGACGTGATCGCAGCACTGTTGGCGGAGTAATGGGCGAAGTAAACACAGAAAACCCGAGAATCCCGTTCCTGGAATTGGGGTTTGGCAGCGAGGTGATCCCGTTGCAGTTGGTCGATCACGTCCCATCAGCGACTGGACGCAGGGCACTTCTGGAGGAGGCGGTCTACACTGAGACGAGTCTCGGTGGTGGCAACCTCATGGAGATGACGCTCTTTGATCCAGACTACGACCGGCTTGAGGAGCTATTCATCCGGTTTATGTCCAAGGTCAAGTTCCGTTTCGGGTGGAGGGGTATTACAGGACGCGAATCCCAGGAGAGGGAAGGATGGGTCTGGAAGCTTCAGCCCGAGATTCTCCCCATGCAAGGTACACGGCTCCGGGTCACGATGCTCGACAGACCGTTTGCCAGGCTGCTTCAGCAGAATGTGACCAAGCCTTTCGTTGAGCAGACCATCTCCAGCATGGTGGGAGAGATCGCTCGTCTGAACAAGATCGTTGACACCACGATAACGCCCACGTTGGGAAACTTCACCCTTCGGATCATCAACTCGAATCCGTATAAGTTCATCAAAGGAGAACTTCTGACCAAAGCAGTTACAAGGGATGGCAGAAAAGGCTTCAACTTATTCTTCATTGGACCTCGGATGCTTTTCGTCCCGAATCCTGCGGATGTCAAGGTGATCCGGCGGTACATCTATGGCAGGGATAGGTTGACTGATCTCATCAGGTTCTCCCCCAATTTTGAGAACGCCTATGCCATCATGCTCGGAGGCGGGAACACGAAGACTCGGGCCGTAGACCCGCTGACCAAGAAGCCGATCGAGACGGTCCAGACAGATGCCAACAACACCAGACAGCCCAAGACAGCTACAAAGGCCATAGACCCGGACCCGAACCAGGGGGAATCCACGCTGGCCAAGAGCCAGGCTCCTGGTGGACAGCACATCAACCGAATCTACCAGGTGCCCTTCAACACCCAGGAGGAGATCGAGGCTTGGGCCGGGTACAAGAGGGCTCGGGCTGAGCAGATGCGTTTCACTGCCGATGCTGAGGTCGTCGGAGACCCGAACATCCATCCCAATGACTACGTTGAGGTTCTGGTGGTAAAGACAGCGGACATTCGGGCTCTCAACTTCGACCGTGACGTTCACAGGTCCTCGTCAGGAACCTACCGGGTCCATGCCGTAACCCACACGATAAACTCGGCCGGTTACACCACTTCTATGTCCTTGCACCGAGAGAACTCTTTCCTCGGTACGCTCAACGTCCAGGGCTTCGTCAGAGAAGCCATCTCGGCTCGGCTGCTTGTTGGTGGTCAGATCGAACTCGTTACAAGAGTGGCGAGCCTAATCCCCGTACTGTTTAGGTAGAGACATGGGAGAGCCTAATCCAGCATCTGAAAGCGCTCTGAGAGGCGAGCAAGAAGGCCAGACAGAGCGCTATGTGAAGGGCTTGTACCGGGCTGAGGTCGTGGATGACCAGGACCCGGATCAGCGGGCTCGGGTCAAGGTACGGGTCCACCAGCTTCATGGCACGCCGCAGGAGACTCCGGACGTTGACCTTCCTTTCGCCGAGCCTGCATTCCCAACTTTCGGAACGCAGGACCCGGACGGTGGGGCCGCTGTACTTCCTGGATGGGTGACAATCCCACCCGTGGGAACGACGCTCTGGGTAGCCTTCGAGAATGGCTACGTCGAGAATCCAGTCTACATCGGCCAGTGGTATGGCAAGGTCGGCGGCGTAGAGCTTCCGAGCGAGGCCGATGACCAGAACTTAGATGGCTCCAGTGTCCTTCCCAAGCGACGGGTCATCAAGACGCCGGCCGGGCACACCATCGAGATCGACGACAATGAGGATACCAAGGGAATCCGTCTCTCGACACCCCTTGGCAAGAAGATCAACCTGGACGATGCAAACGACAAGATACAGATCGAGGACCAGTCTGGCGTTGTGATCGAGATCGACGCGGCTACTGGAACGGTGAAGGTTACACACACCTCTGAGGTTGAGGTGGAAGCCCCCTCGATCAAACTTGGTGCCACTGCTTCTGATAAACTTATGAGAGACGTTATCATTCCAAAGCTGGATGGTCACTCTCATACGATTCTCTCTGGGTCGTCTGCTGGAGAGACGAGCACTATGTTAGCCAGCGGAACCAATCCAACAACTCTGGTCGGAGACGACACAAGCAAGGTGGTTGGTGAGTAATGGCGTCAGGAATCGCGCTACCGATGGTGAAGGACGCCAAGGGCCTCTGGTCCCCCAGGAGCTTGGATCAGCTTGTGAAATCGTCCATCCAACTCATCATGGGAACGATTCCCGGAGAGAGACCACACCTTCCTGACTTCGGAAGCCGGCTTCACGAGCTTGTATTTGAGCAGGCAGATGACATACTGGTAGCACTGGCAAGGCGGTGGACCATTGAGGCCATCTTGAGGTGGGAGCCTCGGGTAACGGTCTTAGGCGTCCAGGTCGAGATCGAGCAAGAGAACTTTCGGATCATCGTGGATTTCGTGGTCTTGGCTGATCCGAACCGCGAGAAGCGGGAAGTTGTCTTCCCCCTCCGGAGACTCTGATGGCCAACGAGAATCAACTACCTCCGGTAAGCCTCGTAGCCCGTGATTTCAACACGATCCGGGACGCGCTGATAGGTCACGTCCAGACCTTCTTCGGGGACGACCAGGACGATTTCCTGGAGTCCAATCTGGGCATTATGATCCTGGAGATGGTTGCCTTCATCGGCGACAACATCAGCTTCTACATAGACCGCTCCAGCAACGAAGCCTTCCTGCCCACGGCTCAGAGCCGCCGGAACGTCCTCAACCTCGTCAAGCTGGTCGGATTCGTCCCCAGGACGGCTACGCCGGCCCTGGTGCCCTTGCAGGCCCTGTTCCAGGCCGTACAGGCTGCCACGACGACGATCAATGCCGGCACCCAGGTCACAGACCCCAATGGCACGATCTACGAGATTCTCCAGAATGTCAACATCCCGGCCGGCGTGCTCGACAGCAGGGCCGTCGTGGTCACGGCCGAAGTGCTCATCACCGCTCCTGGAGTCACGACCGTATTCAGCTTGCAACTGCTGAATCTCAATATCAATAAAAACAGCATCGCAATGACCCATACGGTTCCGGGTCCCACGACGCACACGGACGGCGTGGACGATGGGAACGGGGGCCTGTCCGGGACCAACATCGCCAGCGGTACAATCGACTACGACACGGGCGAGATCGAGATCACGTACACGGTGGCTCCAGCCGTTGGTACGGACATCCTCATCAGCTATACCTTTGAGGTTCCGATCACGGCCTTCGAGGGCCAGAGCGCTTCGGACACATTCTCCTCAGACGGCACAGGATTCCAGGAACTCAAACTCACCCAGACTCCCGTGCTCGTGGACCCGCTCATCCGAACGACCCTGCCGGTCCCGGATGCTGCCCCGATCACTGTGAAGGTGGACGCGGTTGTATGGACCCGAGTGGAGTCCTTTGTAACGGCCGGCCCGACCAGCGAGGTCTACGTCCTGGAGATCGACGAGAACGATAACGTCACCATCCAGTTCGGAGACAACATCCAAGGCAAGATTCCGCCGCAGGGCATTGGCAACGTCGTCATCGACTACCGGATCGGTGGTGGTCTGGTCGGCAACATTGCGATCAACTTCATCGACACCAGCATCAACGGGACCTCGGGCGGGAACCCGGTCAGCTTAACTATCAGGAACCCGGAGCGTGGCTCTGGTGGCGCTGAGAGGCAATCTACGGCGGAGATCAAGCTAGAGGCTCCTCGCTTTGCCCGGACCAATGACACGGGCACGACCGAGGAAGACTTCGATACACTGTCCTCGACGTTCAGTGACCCGAGTGCTGGTACAGTGGCTCGGGCGAAGTCTCGTCTCACCCCCGTCCAAACTATCGACGCAGAGCAGATCGTCAATAGCCAGGTGATCGCGTCTGGAGACGGATCGAAACTTTCCTTCGACAGTGCTGCCAACATCGAAGACCTGCCATTCGCCCGCGTGCCACTGATCTTCAACGCTACCGATCCGAGGATCACGATCACGGCTACGGTCTCGTCCAGCGCCGTGGTCATAACGGATGACGGGGCCGGAGCCCTGAGCGGTACAAGCGTGACCGGAGCGATCAATCAGACTACTGGTGAATGGACGTTGGTGTTCACGGGTACTGCTCCCGACGTTGGGACAAACATCACGGCTACTTATGCTGTACAGGAGAAGCAGTTCGAGCTTCCATCCAACAACATCGAGATATACGCCTGGGCCTTTGACGCACTCGGGAATTTGGTCCAGCCCAGCACGCCACTCAAGGACGCGCTCAAGGACTTCCTGGACGGAAAGAAGGTCCTGAACACCTCTGTGCAGGTAATCGACGGACTGAACATCACGGTCGATTACGACATGACCGTGGAGTTTGATACTCAGGTGGCGCAGTCGGATACGGAGGATTTGATCCAATCTACCCTGGAGGCTTTCTTTGCCTCCAGCGTGAATGTCGAGCCCGGAGACACGATCAAGCTGGCCGCGATCTATGACGTGCTGTTCCCACTCAGGGGGATCATCTCCGTCATCATCGACAATATCACGGTCAAGCAGCAGATTGGTATCTCGGATGGCTCGGACATCGTCTTCCGGACTGACGAGGCTCTGTTCTCCACTGCTGCGGCTCCAGGGCTGTTCATCCCATCTGGCCGGGTCCCGATCAAGAAAACTGCTGGGACGATCAAGGTCTCCAAGATCGACACGCTTGGCGTGGAGACGGCGTTGGGGGCTGATGCCAGTTTCATAGTCGTTGGAGGCGACGACGTTGCAGTCTTCGATGTTACCGGGCTCTTGGATACTGGCTCCACCTTGAATCTCGCTACAGGACGCTTTCAAATCTTCCTGGACTCAACCGACACCGCCAACACCCGGTACTTCCTGGAGTTCATCCTCGACAACGACACGGCCGGCCAGGGTATCCTGGATGTTGTGGTCGGCGTGTTCGAGATCGCCGTCCTGGGTGACATTGTCGTCAACAGTGTGAAGATCAACTGATGACAACCCCACCAACCATAGGGATCACATTGCGATTTTGGTTTGTCGTGCTGGTGGGTTGGATAGGTATACTTGAGCAGCTTGAAGCGCGAGTGGATTCTCTTCCAAGAAGCCTAGAACGGCGTTACACAGTGAACACAATAGACCACGGACTTCTCCTGTTTTGTGGTCGTGGTCAACCTGTAACCTTTTGTCTCTACAGGTTGAACTCTCTCGTCTGCAAATGGCACACTTACCACCCTGTGCCACAAATAGCCTATCGTAGTCCTTTAGACCTATGCCATATCTCCTCAGCAAATTTTTGTTCCGATGCCAATCCTTATTGTTATGGTAATGAGCCTTTGCCTTTTCACAGACGCTCTTTTTGTTCCGCTCGTACCATTTGCGAGACTGGATTCGCACACTTTCCCTACGGGCTGGGTTGTTTGCAGCATAGGCTCTTTGTGTGGCGTTTGTACACTCACGACATTGCGGCTTTAACCCATCTGGGCTACAAGAATACCTGCCAAAATCGCATAGCGGTTTGGTGCTCTTACACTTTGTACAGGTTTTCATTTGGTTTTTCCAGGCTGGTGGCTCTTGATCCTCATACTATATATTTTCAGAGGACAGGATACAACCTAAAGTCAGGAAAGGCATAATGGCTCTCAGACTCGACCTAGCCTCGCTGCCAGACATCTATGCTCTGTTCCCGGAGCATACGAGGGTCGAGGACAATTTCATCGTCGGCAGCGACGGTGTGGAGTTTCAATGGGATGACCCCTCGGTCCAGTGGGACGAGGTGGGCGTCCAGTGGGACAAGCTCACCTTCCCGGAGCCGATCCTGCGTTTGACCACACGGGTCCTCCAGCGCGAGTTGAACCAGTTCGTTCAGGACGTAGACAAGTTCCTGACCATATTCGACGTGGACGCGGCCGATCCGGAGTTCCTGCCTTACCTCGCCAGTCTCCTTGGCTTCACTCTCAACACCGAGGTTGGGGACTTGGAGCAGCGTGAGTTCATCAAGAAGCTCGTAAACTGGTACAGGATAAAGGGAACCAGGCAGTCGTTCTTTGTCATGTTCCGGTCTCTGGGCTTCGAGCCTACGATCCTCCAGCTATACCAGATCAACAGTGAGCCAGCGGTGGTCTCGGGATCACCAGTGGATGTGGTGACTGGCTTTGAGCCTGACCTGCTTCAGGACAACACGATAGACAACGAGGTCATCGCTACCGGAGACGGGATCACTACTGCCTTCGGCGACTTCTTCCTCAACAATGCTGCACTCATGCGTGGGACCGTTCAGATCACTGTTGAGGACGTGGGCCTCCGGGCCACTGACACCGCTGGTCTCATCGACCCGTCCAAGGGCACGATGGATGGTCCTGGCTTCATCAGTGGCACGACCGTTGAGTACAAGAGCGGCAAGATCGTGGCACTTACCTTCGACACCGCTCCAGCCACTGGCAAGGAGATTCGGGTCAGCTACAGCTTCTTCCGGGACGCTTACCCCAACCCCTACGACAATGCCGAGAGCTTCGATGTGCCATTCGCGTCTGGGATCGAGGTCTTCAGCAGCGACGTGGCATTCCGGTCCAGCTTCTTTGACCTAACGCTGACGCCGATCAACCCAGCCCTTGGCCTCGACATTACAATCATTATCCGAATCTTAGACCTGCTCGATAGGGTCAAGCCAGCGCACTCGGTAGTCCGTAACTTGACGCTCGCTATCATCTTGGAGGACCTGCTGGTACTGTCGGATGAACTGGCGATCATCCTGAAGTTCGTTCCAGAGTTCTTCCCGACTGACCTGACTCTCTATCATGGGAAGGGCCTCGACATAGCCTGTGATCCCTTCGCTGCCTTGAGGGACGGGCTCGGTGTACATCCAGGACAGCCGGCCGCGAATCCTATCCAGAGTGGCACGGTCACCTTTGACGCTGCTCCAACGACATTGAGCTTCACTACGGCCCTCGTAGTCCTCGGAGCACCAAACCTCTCTGTACCGACGAAGGGGCCGATCAACGGAGAGGCCAGAGCCATCAGTTCCATCGTGGACGGAGGCAGCTTTCGTACGGTAAACTTGTCTACTGCTCTGTCCGTGGCACCAACTGTCGGTGACAGTTTCTCGCTCCTGGACGGAACTGCTCAGAGGGATCGGCTCACCACTGATCCGCAGGACGAGCTTGAGTTCGAGAAGTTCAATCAGCCAGGAAATACATCTGCTGGTCCACCGATCCTGTTAGGAGTCCTATAGATGACTCAAGGATTCGACCCAACCGTACCACAGGTGCTCTCGGACCTGCTCTCTCCCGAGATGCGGACCAACTTGCTGGCCCTTGTCACGTCTCACGCTGGCCCAACTGAACCTACTGGAGCTACGCAGGGATTCGTATGGCTGGACACGAGCGTCCCATCGAACCTGAAGCTCAAGCAGCACAATGGGACGGCCTTCGTCACCCTATTCCAATTTATCAACTCCACGCCCCTTGCCTCTGGGGCCGTGACGAAGTTCGTTCACACCCAGACTCCAGTTGCTTCTCCGTGGAGTATCAACCATGCTCTGGGGACTCTCGATGTGGTGGTGATCGTCTACGATGCCAGTGACGAAGTGATTATCCCTGACAAGATTATCCTTACCGACGCAAACAACATCAGCATTGAGTTCACGCCGGCTCAGTCTGGAAAGGCCGTCATAATCGGCTAGGAGAAGACAATGCTCTGGACGAAACTACCTTCCGGGCTGATCGTGCCCAAGGACCACAAGGCCCTAACCGAGCTTGGGGGCCGGTCCAGGAGAGGTATGCAGGATGCCCTGACCATGCGTGGGCATTTGGACATCATCAAGGTCCATGAGAATGGGACTCCGTGGACTCCTCGGTACGACGACGGTGGCCGGTTCATCCCACCGGCTGATTGGAAGTCACGCAGACGAGACCTCGTCTATTCTCGTCGTAACCTGATCGTCACATTGGGCCGGGAGTCGGCAGCCCAACTTGTCGGTCTGGGTGGTGGAGGAGCCAGCCTCAACAAGCACCTCGGTTTCATGGCATTTGGCCGAGGTTCCGGAGGCGGGGCGACTCTACCCCTTCCGGCCAACACTGCTTTGCTCATCGAGACGCTCCGAAAGACTGTCACAATCACTTTCCCGCTCACCACCACGGTTCAGGCAGATGCTGTGGTAGCTTCGACCGAACTCATCGTGCCACCCAATGACGTGATCGACGAGGCTGGTCTGTTCAGTGCAGACAATACGAGCATGTTCACACACCGTACCTTCCCGACGCAGACCCATACGTCGGCGTTTTCCTTTGAATTTCGCTGGCGCATCGTGTTATAACACGTAGGTATAACATGGAACTACCGACCAAAATACCCTGTCTGATTTGCGGCAAGATGCTTGGCGTGCTCAACAAGCACGTGAAGTTCGTGCATGGCATCTCGGGAGATGAATACAAAGCCAAGTACGGTGGCGAGGTCGTGGCCCCAGCGGTCCTGGCCAAGCGCACACGTAGCTGCAAGCGCTTCTGGAACACACCAGAGGGTAAGGACAAGGCTCGTGACCGATGTGCCCTCAACACCCCAGAGAACATTGCGGCCCGATCCCACATCATCGCAGCAGCCAACCGCAACCCAGCCCACAAGAAGGCTCGGGCCGAAGGCTTCAAGCGGTGGGTATACGAGACGGAAGACGGTAGGAAGTTCAGAGACTCTCAGGCTAAGAGCATGAAAGGCAAGGCGGAGAGGATTTGGAAAGACGATTCCTTTAGGGAAAAGATGAGAGAGGTAGGCCGGAGGAACTTCCAACGGGTCAGTGCACATAACGTGGACCCTAACGGCCTTGAGCTAAGATTCTACGAGATCGCCCTCCAGGCCGGGATCGACGTGACCTATACCGATCACAAGTTCTGGAAACGGTTGAAAGATGGTCGATCTATCACACCAGACTTCATGGTTGATGGGCTGGTCATCGAGATATACGGTGACTACTGGCATAGGGGTGATGATCCTCAAGACCGTATTAACGATTGGGATTCTGTTGGCCTGACAGCCATCGTCATTTGGGAACACGAGATGAAAGAACCGGAGCAGGTGCTACAGCGCCTAGCTGGCTTCTTGGAGGATGTAGCCTAATGGCACCGGAAATCGTCTATGACGTTCTGGGAGTGAAGTCGGATGATCTCGCCGTCGAGGTGATCCGTCAGTTCGTTGCTCCGGACCCGCTTTTCTTCTCCGTGGACAACCGGCCGATCAACGATCTCGCACAGCGGGACGTTGACATCGTGGGCTTCATCGACACTGAGCTTCGGCCAGTGATCCACATCCCCGTTGCCAATCTGGCTGCCTTGAAGGCTATCGTAGCGGCTGACCGATTCGACAACCAGGTCGCCCACGTGGATTCCCCGAACGAGTGGTGGAAGTTCGATGCAAGCTCTACCGCAACCAACGACGACGTTCGTGTCGCTCAACCGACTGCGGGCACTGGCCGTTGGCTGAGACTGGCCGACGAGACTCATCTCACAGTTCACCGAGCGGTTGCCGATCTCACTGCACTTGCCGCGATTCCTGCTGTGGATGAGGTTGACAATCAGATCATCCATGTCGATTCCGAGCAGGTCAACTACAAGCTGGATACAGGATCAGCGGCTACGGCTGACGGCAAACACATCGTCACAGCTACAGGTGGCGGCAGGTGGTTCCGGCTTCATGGTGATGGCACTGTTGCTCCTGCTGGGACCGTTCATCACGATACGGCCAGTCTGATCCATGGCCAGGCGGTCGCTGCCGACTGGATCACGACCGCTACTGGCGACTCAGTCAAGGACCACTTGGACGAACTGGCTACGCGGGGCGTCTTTGTAGCGAAGATCGGGGGAACCAGTCCAGACTACGCGGGAACGGCCATCCGAACAGCGCTCTCAGACTTCCAGAACTCTAGCCGAGAGTTTGCGCTTTTCATTGTCCGGGAGGACATGGTGTTTTCTGGTGGTGCCCTGACCGTAGACAAGCCGTTCAAGATGGTCGGTCAGAGTGCTGGTGAGTACGACCTCTCGTTCAACGGATCAGATGTTCTGACGATTGATACAGAGGCCACAACCGGTCCAGGGTTTGCAGAGGCGGAGTTCGTTCATATAAACATTGACAGGGGAGCCGCTGGGACTGGAGGCATTCTCTTTCCCAAGGACTCCTCGTTACGCATGAGATTCGGTAAAATCACCGATGCTGCAACCGGCCCTACTGTCGATTTCATTCGGTTCACTGCCGATGGCATCATCGAACTGGAAGCCACTAGCCTGGTTGCTATCGCTAACCAGAGCTTGATCTCCGGCGTTACCCTCACGGTCACGTGCAGAAGGTGCAACATTGCCGATACCGTAGGTGAGACGTTTAGTGCGACAACACTTGAGTTGTACCTGCTCGAAGGCACCACGTTCCTTACGGACGATTTCACGAGTGTGACAACACTCCGGGTGTGGCTGGATGGTACGTCGATTCTCTCTGGGGACACTCAGATACCAACGGGATTCACGAACCTTGAAGTATCTGGGAGAGACTTTTGGACTCCGCAATTTGCCGTCCTTGGTCTCAGCTTCTCAGACGCTGTGAACTTCAACATCAGTAGCCATCTTGAACTGGCAAATGCGGTGATCTCGCTGGGCTCTACTGTCATCACCGTTTCCAGATCAGATTTGAAAATCAGTGGGAGCGGACGGGGTTCCGATGGGACGAGGATAGAAGGCTCTCCATCTGCCACTGGCAACAATGTAATAACTCTGACTGGAAGCCGTATTCGTATTGAAGGAATTGTGTTCAGGTCCAGCCCCTCAGTGGCTAGTCATACAGGAGCAGTTATCTCAGGCACTCTTGATGGCTTAGAAGTTGTGGACTGTGAGTTCCAGGCTGAGGGGTCGAACGATACTGGTGGGGCGATTCTCTTGGGGTCAAGTGGAGCCTTTGCTAGAGACAGAAACCTCGTTAGAAATTGTTGGGTCAGAAGTTCTCCAGACGGTACACCCGCCGTCTGGAGAGGCACCGCAGTTGTCGTGAATGGGTCAGGGCTGATAGAAAACGCCATGGTAGAGGACTTTGAGGTTAATGGCATCAGTGCAACGTCTACTAATAACCCCATACACACAGGTGGTAGGGTATCCAACTGTGTTGTTGATATGTCGGGAATCATATCAGGCGCTGCTGTCGGTATAGGTGCTCAAGGGGTTCTACTGACCAACTGTAGAGTGCGCTGTCCTGGCTTGGGAACGAATCAAGATACAGCAATAGCTATTAAGGTGACGAACGCAGGAGGCGTGACCACAGGCGAAGGCGCAGTTGTCTCTAACTGCCAGATAAGTGGCGAGGGCACTTCAAGCGCCAGAAGGATAGGGATCGGTATCTCCATACCCTCTGGTTCTGACCAATGTAAGATCAGTGGGTGCAGCATCAAGGACTTCAGGAAGCAGGGCATCTTGATCGCAGGAGCCCTTAACATCGTCGTCCACAATATCATAAGCTCGATCAACGACGGCACCGACAGCCCCGCTATCGAAACCATAGTCACCACAGGGCTAAACAACCTCATAGACGCAAACCTTGAGACAACGACTTCTGGTTACGTTAATGGGGGAGGTGCAACGAACCACTTCGACGTTGCCAACACTGACAACACTGGGAACAAGACTGTATAACCCCGGATCATGGTGATCCGATTTCACAGGAGGAAACCCCATGCGTAGTTGGACCTTGAGAGTATTGGCAGTATTGACTCTGATGTTCGTGTTCGCCGGCCCTGGAATCTCCCAGGAGGCACCGGCCCCTGCTCCGACTGCTCCAGCAGTCACGGCTCCGGCCGATCCGGCACCAGTGGCTGAGGTCAGCGAGGAGGAAGCAGGCTTCATCGCCAGCAACATTGAGGGCATCGTGGCCGTGATCGGTGGCATCCTCACCCTGCTCGCCGGCCTGGGCGTGTTCGGGAAGTACAAGGAGAAGATCGAGAAGATCACCGAGAGCAAGACCTGGGAGATCGCCAAGTCGGCTGTCGTGGAAACCTACCACGAGTACGTCCGGGGAATCCAGAAGGGACGCGAGGACGGCAAGCTGACGGAGGAGGAAGCCAAGGAGGCCCGCCGGCTGGCCACTGAGAAGATCAAGTCTCTGGGCAAGTCGGAAGGCGTGAAGATCGTCAAGTCCCAGCTTCCGAACCTCGTGGAACTGGCCGTGAACTTTATGAAGAAGAAAGCCAAGGAAGCGAAGTAGCCATGGCGATCGGCAAGATCATCGAGACGGTTTTGAAGATTCTGGCTGACTTCGTGAGCATCAAGAAGCAGCGGGTCGAGCAGGACATCCGCAACGAGGTCAAGAACGAAGCCCAGGACCTGGAAGACGACGCCGACCGCCGGCTTGCAGAAAGGAGAGTGGCCCTTGAGAAGGACGACGACGTGGCTCTTGCCACTGATCTTGATGAGCTTCTGCGTGAGTCTGAGCGCCTGTCGTGAACCCAAGCCGGTCATCCGGCCGGTTCCCGGCACGTTCAAGATTTTCACCTTCAAGGAGGGTGAGAATATCAAGATGCCTTACGACGGCGTGGGGCTCACGAAGGCTGCTTACGACGAGATCACCCGGATCAAGACAGAAGACCTGAGAAGGCTCAGGGAGCGCCGTCTACGTGAGCTTCGGGAGGCGTCTCCTCCTGCTGCTCCTTCAGCGCCTCCAACCCCTCCTCAGTGATCTCAACGGACTCGGTGGGGCCGGGGAACCCTGCCGGGTATGGGTGTCGCTCCAGGCGATGCTCATCCTCCTGGCCCGAGGGAGGGGCTTCGGCCTCTCTCTCGGGTTTTTTCTGAGTCACCGACCTGGAGCGACTTGACTTCCGCAGGTCCACTGACGTGCGGGTTGGAACGTAGGGTAGGTTGATGCTCCAATCGGGAAGTGGGCCAGAGCATTTCACACACTTGTTGGAAGCAAAGCCAAGAGACTGGCCGGCGGGGAACTTCTCCCCACACCCTAGACATACCTGATAGACACTCATTACCACTCCTTTTTCTTTATCGTGCCGTCTGGGTTGTAATGCTGTGGGTAGCGCATCCGCGCCTCTTTTAGTATTTGTTCTTCTACCTTTTTCAGTGGATGCCACTTCTTGCAACGTCGGCACTGCGGAGCCGGATAGGTTGGATCGGTGTGACCATCCCAATCGTGAAAGCCCAGAAGGCACAGTAGCCAACGAATCATGTGGCCTCCTTCAGCCGTGCTTCCAGTGACGGGATGTCCACAAACAGACAGTGCCCGCGAAAAAGCAGTTCCTCCAGCACGTTCAAGCCCTTCCCATCGGCATACGCGATGTAGTACCGCGCTCTGTCAGGAATAACACCGAGGATCGGGATGCTACCTAGAGTCCCGAGTTCCCCGTAGCTCACCCATTCAAACCCTGTCCCGGCGAGTCCACAGCACTCAAACCACTTGAAGCGTATGAAGTCTGAGTCGAAGGCTCTCGTTCCAGGATAGACGAACGCAGCATGTGACCACTCTCCCAGGAGCCTGTGTTCAGCATCGTTCAGTTTGACAGTCAGCTTTCCGTTGCCTTCGATGAGGTTCATCCTACCCCCTGCTGAACATCGCTACGAAGCCCACGAAACTCAGGATACAGAGAATGGCCATGGCCGCAATCCAGGCTGGGCTGAACATCCACAAGGTCTCCATCCGTAGGACCTGGAGGTGGTTCAGGACGGTGAATGACGCGGTCACCAGAACTGCGATGAATACCAGTAGATAGACCAAGCTCCTCAGAATGTCCATGAAGTTCATCGGTGTCGCTCCTTCAGTATCTCTCGGGCTTCTTTGACTTCTTCCTCGGTGTGTCCTTGCCGTCTCAACTCGTCGAAGAATCCTTCCATGCCCTGGTTGCGGATCGGCTGAGGGAACTCCTGAGCCAGTCCACCGGCCAGAGCCAGATGGGCCGCGATATGGCGCATGTCAAGTGTCACCATCTTGGGGACATCAGGCTCAGGCAGCTTGGGCTTGGTGGCCTTGAGCTTGGGCTTCTTGTCCTTAGCAAGGCAGCACTTCTTGTACTTGATGCCGCTTCCGCAGTGGCAAGGTTTGTTGCGTCCGAGATTCATCTGCGGCCTACTCTGAGTCCAGGAACCTGCGGATACTGTTGTTCGGCCGGGCCACCTTGATCCGGTCCTTGGTAACGAACCGGCCCGCGATCTCCTTGGCCTCCCTGTGACTGTCCACCTTGGGAGGGCTGAAAATGCGCCCGGTTGAGCTTTTCAGATACCAGTGTTTTCCCTTGGGCCATTTTGACAGGGTGATGACTTCTTCATCATCCGTGTCTGGCCAAACAAGATTCTCGCTCTCAAACGTGTCCAGTATGTTAAAACGTCCTGGGGGAATAATGCCACCCACTTTATTCACCAGAAAGTGCTTACCGGACAGTAGGTGCCTGTCTGCTGTTTGAAGCCATTTGGCTCCAAGGCTCACCGGGTCCAGTATCACAGAGTGTGGTCCTACAGGAATGCCGTTCCTGAAGTTGTGAGGGTCTCCACCGATCGTCTGGTACAACTTGTGTACGACACCGTTGTGTACCTTGTCAGCGGTCTCGAAATCAGAAACTCTGAGTAGCCATTGAGGTGGATCGAACCTGTTGACCTTGCGGTAGACGAAGGTGTAGGGCATTACTTGCGTTTCCGCCGCTTGCGCTTCGTGTCTTTGGGCCAGCCCTTGGGGAACTCGGGGCGGTCAACGTCCATGGGGCGCTCAGGACCGTCCGCGAACACGGAGTCTGCAATCGGGCGGTCCCCCGCCTCCTCGTTCTCGACCCCGGCGGCTTTGAGGCGCTTGGCGTACTCGGCCTGCATTCGGTCCATCCAGTACCGGACGGATTCCCGGACCTTCTCCTCGTGCTCCATCCGGGCCTTGATGACCGGGTGGCCGTAGTGGCGTTTGGAGCAGGTCTCGCACTGCACGCTGTAGCGGTCGAATCTACCAGACTCCCAGAGCTTCCCCTTGCCCTCGCAGTCCTTGCAGTCCTCGAACCCGATGAAGGTCCGACGATCACGGCGGTGAGATGGGCAGCAGGGCGGATGGCTCCAGTCGAAAGCCCCACTCTCCAAGGGCTCCTCGCTGACCTTGTAGGGACCACCATTCTGGCAACTGTAGCAGAGTCCAGTGTAGGTCCCGGCGTAAAGCTCCGCCGGCCGGTGGCCGTTCGGATTGAGCTTCTTGCCGCACTTGGTACAGGGCCAACTGGCAGGAAACATGCCGTCCCGGTCCATGTGCTTGTAGGTCTCTTTGATGGCCTCGTGGACGCTCATCGCTCACCTTCCTTCCGGGCCAGAATCTTGCTGTTCCAATGGGCGTCGTAAAGCCCCTGGAGCTTGTCAGCGGCTCGCTCATGGGCCTCCGTGAACAGGTCGTCGAAGTTGTCGTCCACGACCTTGTCAGGCACCTCTGTGCCATCCCCATCCCAGACGGCTGAGATGATCTCAACTATACGATCGTTCCAGACAGTGGCCTTGAACGTGGCGTCAGTCTCTACGCCTCCGATCTCCAAGCTCAGGCCGAAGTCCACAGTCACGTTGCTCATCTCGTTCCTCCCTCCACTATCCATTACTATATTACATCATTACAGGGAGAGTGTCAAGAAACCTTTCAGGAAACTTTACGTCTCCTTTTCCAGTTTTTCAATGAGTATCTCTGCTTCACGGAGCCATAGCTCGCAGGAGCGAAACTTACGATTCTGACACAGTGTTTCTACCCAATCTAGGTCACGGCCTATCTGCTCCAGGGCACCAGCCTCTGAGCCTTCTGGTAGGGCCTTTGCCCGGGAACGAAGCTCAGAAAGCATGTCGGTCGTTTTGCCCACTACAGACTCTCTGTGATCTCATCCCAATTCCCCGAGATTTCTCCCAGAAGGCGCTGGGCTTCTACCTCCTTCTCTATCGCGTCGTCCCAGAGGTCCTGGTCACGGACCTCTATGACTGCACCATGGATCAGATCGTTCAGCACCTCTGGCTCCAGGGCGTCAAGCTCCCAGGACTCGTCTCCGAACTCCGCAATGTAGGCATCGGCACGTGGGTCCTGGACCTTGGCCGGGTTGGGCGGTGGGCTGTAGGTTTCGATATGGGAGAAGTTCAAGGCCAGTCGGTCCACCTTTATCCTACCCATGAATACCGACAGGCGGTCCTTGATGTCCCGCGTCATGTCGATCCCAGACGGATCGTGGTCTCCGAAGTGCAGGATCAGCGGAGTCTGGCCGGCCTTGATGTACTTCTTCAGGCGTTCAGAGGCTTCCCACATCGCGGTCACTGAGGAGTAGCCCCGGCACGCGAAGTAGGAGATGTCCAACTCTTCGCACGTGTCGGAGATGAGACCGACCAGTGCGTCCTTCTCGATCCAGACCTCGGGCCGGAAGTCTTGATCCTCCCACTTGTCGTAGGCGAAGGTCCTGGCGCAGATGTCCACGATGGACTCCGGAGACTCCCAATGGCTGTTCTGCTCTAACTTCCGCCCACGATCCTTGATATGGTCCCAATCCAAGAGGCCGTTCATCCGGCCCTTGGCAATGATGTCACCGAGCCGGCTGTAACTCCGTTGAGTGTTTTCGATTATGGTTCGTGCTACTAGCTGATAATAAACGCCGCGTAAGGTCAGTTCATAGCCTTTCTGTGCATAGTCCTCTAGGATTGTGTTAGCTGTCTCGATAATGGCTAGTGAGTCTGCCGTGAGCCTTTGGTTGACGTATTGGATTTTAGGCATTGACCTTGCCTCGTCTTTGTAGTACATCTAACTCTACTACACACAAGGAGCATAGCAAATGAGAAAGAAAGGCAACCTGATAGACATACCAAATGACATTCCAGAAACTGAGGTTGCTTATGCTGCTGGCATCTTCGATGGTGAGGGTTGCATTTCGATTACTAAGCAGAATGCTGGAAGGTGTGGTCGTATTAACGTGAGCCATCGTCTTTTCATCAAGATTACTATGGGCCATAGACCCACGATTGATTGGCTCAAAAACACTTTCAAGGTGGGGTCGGTCACTGTTCAAAAGCATAAGAAGTACAATGATGGATACAACTGGTGGGTAGCAGCCAACGAGGCAATAGAAATACTGAGACTCTTTAGGCCATTCCTCAAGGTGAAGGCCAAAGAAGCCGACCTCGCGTCTGAGTTCTCTAACATCACATGGGATCAAGGTAAGCTCCGGACACTTCCACCAAAGGTTGTTTCCGAGCGTGAGAGGTACTATCACCTTATGCAAGAGGCTAAACCTTCCCATAGGTTCAGGGTTAGTTAGAGAAGTCCTCTACCACGATACCTGCGCTTCTTCACTGGCCCCGCTTCCTGGAGCCGTTGGAGAAGTCTCTCCTTGGGAACCTTGTGTTCCCAGCCCTCGCAGGTGTCCGACGCATACGCTATGAATGGTAAGGACAGGCCAGTGTCTCTGTCCGGATGGTCACAGTGGCCGATGTCACCAGCCTCCTCACGCCAGTGCGTGCAGTTTTTGCAGACCCTCTGGTTAGCCACCGCTGGCCTCCAACAGTGTGCCATGCGTAAGGTGCTTGAGTGCTTCCTCGTCAAGAACCCACTCGTTGACCATCTTGTATATATGCCTGTCGATCGCTATCATTGGATCTGAATGGAGCGTATAGTTAGGGTCATCGAAAAGATCCCGCAAGGCAGAATAAATCTCGTTGAGTGTACGAGTTCCCGTCAGGCTACCGACCCATCCGATCCGTTTCCGATCCGTATCAACCAGAAAGTCTCCTTCGAGAATCGTATCGTGCCCAAGGAGCTTGCTCATAGCTAGTCCTTCACAAGGTCGAAGCTCTTGTTGAAGTGGTCTGGTCTGTAAGTCCAATACTCACCGTTGTCCTCGGTAACGATCCAATCTCCGGGACAGACAAGGACCCGAATGAACATCTGAATCCAACCATGCCTAAGCATCTTCTGACCACAAGTATCACAGGCGCGATCACTAGACTCACCATTTGGGCTCCATCGGTGAACGAGCATACCTTCTTCGATAGTAGATGGGGGAATGCCATTACAAAGCCCAACGAACCCGTCCTTCGGATGATCGCCGTACTTCCACCACTGCGTCGCCTCAACGACGGAGTTCTTTTTGCGATACTTAGCCACCACTGGCCTCCATCAGCTTCGCCAAGCGCTCTGGATCGTTGGCGATCTTATCAATCACCAGGCCCATATAGCACTCACGAATCTCCTTACTGTTGAAATCATCAATTACCGCCAGCAGCACCTTGCGACACTGCTCCATGCGGTAGCGTTCAACCACTTGCTCACACGAACATTCGTCACCCCCGAGATATATGCATGACGCGATCCGAGTCACTAAGTCCTTTGTGGTCATCTCGGCAGTCATCCGCCTTCTCCTGTCGCGGCCTCGATCAGAATGCCCACTGGACAGTCTGGCTCATGCTTCGGATCGTCTATCTCCATGTCTGTTCCACAGGACCGGCAATGCCAATGGCCTGTCCCGTCCGCAGTGGACCAGCGTGAGAACGGGAAGCGCCCCTTGATCCACTTCAGTGCCTTCCGAAACCTCTCGACCTTCATACACAGCGTCGCGGTCTCGTTGTCTCTGAATTCGCGTCGTAAAATATCAGCGATCTTGCCCGCTAATTCATTATGGACAAACTTCGTTGGATCTTGCATCTGACCCGCAACTAGGGGCACCGCCATTCTCACAATCTTCCATGCAGTGTCGTCGAACCTATTCTTTGCAGGCGTGGCCTCAAGTTCACTGTTCCAGAAATATCGGTGGCTTGTCTTTCCTTGATTTCCATGGCATACCTTGCAGTACCAATCGCCTGCTTTGACTGAATCGAACTGATCGGCATTCAGCATCTTGGGCTGATCCTGATCCACAGGCAATAACTCGTTGCTGCATTCAGGACATAGGGGCATCGCCAGCCTCCTTCGTCTTGCCCTTGAGAATAAAGATCACGTACCACACGTGCTTGAGATTCTCGGCCACGTTCTTACCAACGACTGTCTTCGCCCGGTTGAGAGAGCGGAACTCCTTTGCAGTGTGCATCCAGAGGATGTTGTCCTCCGCCAACTTGAACCCCCGCGCCTTGATCTCTGCAATCGCCTTATGAAGTATGTGGTTGGCTTGATCTTCGTTGTCTTTTTGGGCGTCCATGACAGCCAGTTCCATCTGAGCAGACGTGGTAACCGGGTATTCCTGGTGACCTGTCTCCACTACAGT